CGAGGTGTCGGCTGTGACCAAAAACTTCTGGAGGTCTGAGCCGATCGCGCCAGACACCGGGTTGGTCCCGAACACGGTCGGCAACGTGAAGAGGTCGCCCTTCCGCAAGCGCAACGCCGCGGCGGCGGTAAAGCCCGTGACGTTCAGGGTCGAGCCGATCTGCGATGCCGCGCCGACCTGCGGAGCGCCACCGAGCGGACCTACGGTATGGACCGGCGTGTTCTGATCCATCACCCATTCGAACCCCCCCATCGTGCCCATGCGCCCGCGCTCGTACTGGTTCTTTACCTGCGTCGAACTCTGGAAGAGCCCCTGCGCGGCCTTCAGCGTCAGCGTCTGGACCTTCGGGCTGATGACCATCGTGCGCCGGCCGTCCATCGGCGTCGAGTTGAGGTCGAGCACCTCGCCCGCCTGCCATGCGGCGTCGAGCATCGTCAGCGGCGAGCCGGGTGTCCCGATCGCGTTGGCCGTGGACTGATACGCCATGAGCAGTCCGTCCACGTCGACCTGGTTGGCGAGCGCGACGGCCGCCGAGTCCAGGTAGCGGTCGCGGAAGGCGTCGATCGTCAGCGTCAGTTCCGCGGACGAGAACTGGAACGAGACGTTGGCCTGCTGGTTCAGTGTGAGGGTCTTCGATCCTTCGATGACGTCCTGCGGGGTGATGACCCGGCCTTTGGCCACGGTGAATCGGGCGGCATCGCGAAGACGAAGCGTGTCGCCGATCTTCGCGCCTTCGACCGCGAATTTGTCGTCCCAGGTATGGGCGATGGCGCCCGAGAACCCGAGGGAGTTTTTGAAGCGCAACAGGAGTTCATTGGTGATCACCTGTGCGGTGAGAAGCGTATTCGGCACTTCACTTTTCCTTCATTGCTGCCCTCGCTTTCGACCATCGCTTAAAGTCGGCCTGCACGGCCGGATCGAATATCGAATCCGATACGGCTTTGGCGGGCCGGGTGTTCGGCGGCGGCGGCGGTGGCGCGGATGTAAAACGCTGTTTGCCGTTTGCAGCGCCGTTCGATGAAGGGGAAAGAGTGGCGGAAAGCCGGCCGATCTCCCGCACCGCCGCAATGGGTGTCAATGCGGCTATGCGCTTGAGATCTTCCGTGTGCGTGGCGAGGTAGTACAGGATCTCCGCGCCGGCGTCGTCCTCGAGCATCGCCTGGCGAGCTGCGGCAACCCCCGGCCCTTCCGGCGCCGTGACCTTATTGATCACGTCGTCGTAGTCCCGGTGCACTTTGCGCGCCGTGTTCTGTCTCGAGGCCCACTCGGTCTGGAGCTTCTGTTCTGCTTCCTGTGTCGCCTTCGCGTCCGCGTCTGCTTGGCGTTTCACTTCCCGCTGGGTGATGTTCCAGTCGGTAAGCGCTTCCTGGTAGCCCTCGAGCGTTTCGAAATTCTCGAGACGAGGCTTTCCAGCGGGCGGCTCCGCTTTCGCCGGCGGCTGCTGCGGCTGCTGGACCGCGGCGAGCTGCTGTCTGAGCTGCTCGTTCTCTGCGGCCAGCCGGTCTACCCGCCGGCGTCTTCGCTTCTGCGAGGCGGTCAACTCCTCTTCGTTCTCTTCCTCTTCTTCCGGTTGCTGCGTGTCATCCGCGCCTGATTGCGGTTCGGTTTTGGCCGGAGTCTCCTCCGCGGCCGCAGGTTGTTCGGGCTCGGTCGCTTCCGGCAGCTCACCCGTTTTGCGGAATTTCACATACCCCTTGAAGTCCTGGGGCGCGTTCGATTCCGCCGGTTCGGGCGTACTATCCGGTTGCGGCGTTTCTTCTGCTGTCATAGGTCGTTGTTGCCGCGGGTTTCCGCGGCGGCTGGCGGGGGCTCAAATGTTACCCCCGCCGCCGGCTCGCCGGGAGCGGGTCCGACAGACTGCTCCGCGGCTTCCCCTGTCGCCATGGCTGCGATCTGCGCTTTCAGCATGGCGAGTTCCTCACGTAGCAGATTGATGTTTTCCGCCGACGTCAGCTTGGCCTCGCTCGTCACCAGCTCAACCTGCGCCTTGAGCGCGGCCTGGCGGTCGGACGATTCGATCTTCGCCTGGTTCATCCGCTCTTCGGACTCGATCTCGAGTTGCTTGGTCCGCAGCTCCTCGGTGAGTTTCTGAAGCTGCTGCGTCATCTCGTCGATCTGCATCGCCATCTGCTGGTTCTGCTGGGCGAGAAGCTGCTGCGGCTTGACGTCGGGCTGCTCCTGCAATGCCGGCGGCAGCGTGCGCTTGAGGCGTTCGGCGATCTTGTCAGCGCCCTTGAAATTCAAATTCTCGAAGATGATGTCGCCCGCAACCTGCATGAGCGGTGGATACGCCTGCGCGAGCTGCGTGAGCATCTCGCTCGCTTTTTCCTGATCGGTTTTCCAGTTCGGCCCAACTTTCAACCTCACGTCGTATTTGGCGGCCGTCAGATCGTACAGGCGCGGGAACTGGTTCTCGTCCACGTGCTGCTGGTTGACCTTGACGATCTTCTCCTGCATGTCCTCGCCGAGGATCCGGACTTCTCGGGCGGTGTCGTAGATCTTTGGGATCAGATCGACCAGGATGTTTCCGGCGTGCAAGATCGCGCGGTTCAAATTGTCGATGAAGTGGAAATTGGAGAGCCCGCCCTGGCTCTGCCGTTGCCGGATCGCCACGCCTGACGTCTCGTTGCTCATCTGGCCGAGCGAGGCGTCGTAAATGTTGGTCGTGGCCTTGATGTCGTCACTCGCCTGCGCCGCGCCAATCGAGAGGGCCTGAATCGGGGGCTCTGCCAGGTTGCGCTGGGGAGGCGGCGCCGGGTTGCCGGCGATGTCGAGCGGCTCGTACTCGAGGAAGGCCCACGGGATGGTGTTCGCGGTCGCCCAGCGTTGATCTTTGAAGATGCCTTTCACTCCGACCCACGGGGCCTTCGTTCCGAGCATCACCGTCTCGGCCTCGGAGCTGCGGTAGAAGTTATAGAGCTTCTGCGGGTCGCGGGCAAACCGGATCAGCGAGAACACATGCCGCTTGGACTCGATGTACATCTCCTCGCCGCTCACGAGCAATATCGGGATGTACTGCCCCTTCCACTCCGTTCTGTCGAGGATCTCGACTCCGTTGATGCGGCACATCCGGACGTGCCGGATTTTGTCCATGCGTTCGATGCGCTTGCCGTCCTCGTCGGTCGCGAACTCAATCCCCAACGGCAGCTCGCCGGCCAACTCGTCCTCGTACACCGCCGTTTTCCTGCCATCCGGCCAGTGGATGCCGATGAGCTTTTTTTCCTCGATCTCGACGTACCAGTACCGGGCGATTTGTACGCCCTCCTTGCCTATCCACTCGGGCGCCGGGTTCACGCCGCCGGCGTAGAAGTTCGCCTTGTTGACTTCGGAGTCTCCAAACTCAGAGGCGTATTCCTCACGGGAGAGCCACTCGAGTTCGACGGCCCACGTCGCATCCGACTTGTCGGCCTGCTGGGCGAACGGGTCCATAAAGACGCTGAACGGGTTGGTGATGCGCTCGATTCGCAGCTCCTGGTCGAACGTCTTGTTGCTGCAATACTTCGTGACGATCTTGAACGCGCCGATCGCGCCCTTCGTCGTCTGTTCGATCACCGTGGCGTACACCTGTTCGGCCTGCGAGGCGTGCGCGATGTGGCGCAGCATCCCCTCGATGACCGCGGCGGTGTCGGCGTCTCCGCTCGAGTCCACCGGCAGCGCCTCGAGGCCCGGCTTGTTCATCCGGACCTCGTTCGCCACCATGTTCAGCGGGCCGGTGAGTTTATTGAACGTGAGGCACGGCCGCTTGCCGCCCTGCCCGACCGAGTTGCGGCGCTGCTCGTCTTCGGTGTCCCACTGCTGGCCCGCGGCGAATTGCAGGTCGATCAGGGCCTCGGCGCGGATCTCCTGCTCGGCGGTCTGCGCGAGCTTCAGTCGCGCCTTGCAGGTCGCTACGAGTTCGTCGTCGGAGGTCTTACGCGCCATCCATCATGTCTCCGAGCGATCGCTTCGGCTTTCGCTTGGTCTTGCCTGCGGTGTCGAGCGCGATGGCGACGGCCTGCTTCTGGCTTTTGCCGGCCGCCCGTTCAGCCTTGATGTTCTGGGCGACGACCGCTTTCGACGCGCCTGGTTTCAACGGCATTGCGCCCTCGCCTGTTCGATCAGCCGCCGGATGTCGCCCGTGATGAGTTCGATCCCTTCGCGCGCCGCGGCCGCGTCGTAGCTGTCGCCCTCGAGCGTTCGATCCAGCCACTCGACGAACGCATCGAAGCGGCCCTCGATGCGTTCGAGTTCGCGGACGGTCAGGTTGTCCATTTATCCCTGCGGGTTGTCCATGAGCAGCGAGTGCCACTCGGGCTCGGGTCCGGCCCCGTCGCAGTAGTTCAGGTAGTCCACTACGGCCTGCCCGACGTCCGGCGGAATGCGGCCGTTCGGAAAGTGGGCGACTTCGTTCAGGATGCTCGCCAGTTGATCCTCAACGAAGTCCTTTTCCGGGAGGAACACGAGGACCATTTCGCGCCAAGCCTTCGTGGCGTCCAAGCCGGGATTTTTGCCTTCGTAGTATCGCTGTGCCATTTTTCACCCCATCCAACTTCCTGCGCCGCCGCCGTACCGCCCGCCCTCCCGCTCCTCCGCACTTACCGGCGGCACGTGGGCGGCGAACGTCAACGCCAGCGCGTCACCGCGGTCGGGCGATGCCACGCCGCGCTTCGCCATCGACTCCTTCGCCTCGATCACAAGCTGGTCCGAGCGGTTCAGGTGCGAGCCAGGCGCGGTCAGGTCCGTCTCAAGGACCACGTCATCCGCCGGGATCGCGCCTCGCTCGAGCCACGTTTTCATCCGCTCCCACATGTACGCGCGCATGTTCGCCTGGTGGCGGTCGGGAGACGGCGCCCCGAAGTTGACCTCTTGAATGTTGTCGAAGCGCGTCCGCAGGCGCTCCACGTAGGGGGCGCCGTACGCGGAATCAACGAACATCATGGACACCCGGTGTCCCGGCCGCTTGTCGCCGAGGATCTCGGAAAGTTTCGCGAGGATGGCGCTGCGTTCCTGCGAGTGCTCGCCGGGGATGGCGATCGGCGGGATCGACCGGGCGTCCAGCCCGCGGCGGAACCATACGATATTCCACGCCTGGCCGCCGCCAGAGACGTCGAAACCCGCCACCAGCGGGTCGTCGGGGAATGATGCGGCCGCCCGCACTTTCGCCGCATCTACACGGTCCTGGTCGATAAACTGGAGATCGCCGGCCCGCGGAGCGATGCCTTTGACGCGCACGCGGACGAAGTCGGAGTCCTCGCCGTAGTCGGCGATCCACTGGTCGATCGTCCCCTTGTTCGTGAATCGGCTTTGGCGCGAATCGATGCACCGGACGTTCCACCGGTCCCGCGCCTTGCCGAAGCACACCTCGTAGAACCGGCCGCTCTTCCTCGCCGGCTGGCCCCATGCGAACCATAGCGGCTCCCCGTCTGTAAGACCGCCTTGTGCGACGTCCCAGATGCCGTCGGGGATGTGGCTCGCCTCGTCGAACATGTACCAGCTCGAGCTGGTGCGCGCGTGCTGGCCGGCGAACGACTGCGCGTTCTCCTCCTTGCAGGTCTGAGCAACGCATTTCCAGTCCTCGGGGCTCGTGCGCGAATAGATGCCGGCGGCCCTGATGTGAAACCAATGCGCCGTGATCGACATCCTCATCCACTTCTGGATGGCGGCCCAGGTGCGGCTCTCGAGCTGCGGGTAGGTGTTCGCGGTGACCGTGCCGATCGAGTACGGCCTGGTACTCAGTACCCAGCAGGCAATCATCGCCCCAAGCGTGCTCTTGCCCGTGCCGTGGCCCGAGCTGGCCGCCATCAGAATCGGCGCTACCGGATCCTGGCCGTTGAATCGGCGCTTCGCTACTTCGCGCCCGAGGTCGAGCAGGAACTGCTGCTGGATCGGATCAGGGCCGGGCTCCTCGGCGAGCGGCTTGTGAGGCTCTCCCCAGGGGAAGGCGAACTTCACGAAGCCCAGAGGATTGGCGTAGAACTGAGCAATCTGCTCGGCGAGTTCGACATCAACTGGCGATGCTGCCGTCATTCGGTGTCATCTCGAGCAGGCGCTTCCGGCCGGCCTGCAATCGATCGATGATCTCGAGCGATCCCGTCACCTGCGTTTCGGTGCGCTCGCGGTAGAGCGCCGGACGGAAGCGTGTCAAGAGCGCCAGCAGGAGCTGGTCGGAGTACTCGACGTCGTAGAGGAGCTTGCGGCCGTGCTTCACCGGGCGGCCCTGGTGAAGCACCATGCTCTTGACGCCCTCGCGTGCCCGCCGCACGGCCTCGTCCTCGAGCGTCTGCGCGGCCTGGTCCTGTACCGTCTCCCAGGCTAGGCGATAGACCGCGTCGGACTTCAGCCATTGATAATGCAGCTCTGGCCGGATCTTCGCAGCACGGCCGGCGGCGTGGACGGACGCGGTTGTGCGGTAGGCGGCGATGAACGCGCGCTTCTTCAGGAAGCTCTCGTTCTTCTTCGACTTCGAAACCTCAGGCACGCTTCAGCTCCCAGACCCGCGGGG